GCCGCTGTCAATTCGACTCCGCACAGCGGGTTCGGGCATCTTCCGATGCCATGTTTCGCAGGCGGCACGTCGATGATGTCCAGCGTCTTTCGAACCATCGACTCCCACTCATGGTAGAAGTCGGCGATATCAGGCATGCGGCGCAGTCGAGGACTGCCGGCGCAGACACGCAGCATGTCCACCAGCGGCGGATGCACGCCACAGGTAGCCCAAGGCATGGCAGGCGGAGCATACAACCGGCGCCAGAGTGCGATCGCGGCATCCTCGATGTCCTGCATGTGGTCGAGCACCGGCAATCGGATTGGCGTCGGCGCGGCTGGAAGGTTGACGCGTCCAGGCTGGCGGCCTCCGTAGTGCGCGGTCGAGTCCAGGAACTCATGCAGCGAATCCAACCATGCTGGATATTCCCGCAGCCAGCCGCGCATCAGCCCATCGCATCTCGCGCACATGGTGTCGCCGACAGCGCATCCTCCGCCGCAGACGAGGCACACACCGGCGAGCGCTGGTGTTGTTTGGCTGGTGTTTGTTGTGGTTGGTTGGGATTCGTTGGTCGGTTCGTACATTTGTTCGATTCCCTCCGGCGTGGTAGTCTGGTTTGTGGTAATGCCAGAGCCCGGCCGGAAGGTCGGGTTCTTTGTTTATTCGGTGGCGGAGTCCTGTTCTTCAAGGTCGACGTGTTCGAGCTTGGCTCTATGGCGGAGCAGACCGGCGTATTCATCCATGACATCAAGCTGCCTGCTCAACAGAGTGATCGGGCAGGTAGGCTCGAAGTCGAGCGTGCCATCCGCATACCGCTGCAGCATGTCCCTGAGCCTGCCGGCACGAGCGGCCAACTCACGGTATTCGACGCGCATCCGCCCCTCATAATCGGATCCGTCGGCGCTCGCGGGTTGCGCTTGGTCGGCGGCGGCGAGCACTTCGATGGCTTGGCGCAGGTATCCGTCGCGGATCCATTCGGATGCGGTCCGCCATTCCTCATGGATGATTTCGGTGGAGTCCTTGCGGAGCGCCCATTTGAGCCCGAACAGACGTTCGGCTACGGCTTCGGTGCGCGCGTCGATAGGCGGGAGCGGCGGGTCTAGTGTTTCCTCACTCATTTCGTTTCCTTCCTCTTTTGATTGTGCATGGTCTTCCAGGTCTTGTGTCGCAGCAGCCACACCACCCATTCGGGCAGTTCGGTCCAGATGGTCAGATGTGAGGACGCGGCGTATAGCTTCCACCACCTGCCGCAGATGACGCAATGCTCTATCCTGCGCAGGCTGTCCTCGTATTGCGCCGGACCTATGCCGTTGCTCGCGCAGATGAATATCCCGACCGCGCTACGGCATGCATGCGCCGTTTGTTACGACTGATGCCGTGCATCATTCCGCCTCCTTACCGAGGATGTAGACGAGCGTCGGCGGCAGTGACGGTTCGAAGCATGTGTTCGGCGGCACCTTGTACTCGCCTTTCCCATTGAGTCCAGGCAGCACGTCGGTCCGCACCACACTCCACCCCTCGGAAAGCAGGCTTTCGAGCGTTCCGGCGTTGTTCAGCGTGAGCGTCCATGCGTCCCTGTCGGTCGTGTATGTGAGCGGCACTACCTTAAATTTCCAACTCACTGCTCCGTCTCCTTCTGCTCGTCCAGCCACCTTTCGAACAGCCGGTACATGTCCAACGAAATGGCCCTCACCGGCTGGAACTTCATCCGCCACATGCAGCCGGCACACACCTCCGAAGCGGTCTTCGCCTGATCCATATAGGCAAGATGCACGGCATAGACCGGACTGGACACCCGCCTGCCACACAAATCGCACGTGTGCATATCCTGCGTGACCAACTCATCACGCTGAGGCAGAAACGGGTTCAGCGCGTCCCGCTCATCCATGGCATCGGCGAGCGCCTCCCGAATCTTGTCCCTGGCATTGAGATAGGCGTGGTATCGAATCGACGCGCTTTCCTCAAGAGATCGATTGCCATAACGCATCCCCGCGCTCGCCGCCTCGTATTCCTGGGCGATGAGTTTGTTGAGTGTATTGATGGCGATGTCTGCGTCGCTGTTTCTCATTGCTGTTCCTTTTCCTTGTCGTGTTCCGCCGACCATCTGAGCAGGGCGTTGACGGCGATTTCGCACGCCTGCCGTTCCTCGTCGTCTTCCGGAGCGATGCATACGGCGCCGCATTGCGACCAGATTTTCACTGTGGTTCCTTGTCCGCGCCGCTCACGTGATCCCAGTCGCAGGACATGCCGCCTTGCTTCTCCCATGCGTAGACGACACAGTCCACTTTTCGCGTGTCCTGCAATGTGATGACGCATTCGTAGAAGCCGTGGGTGGTGCCTCCGTCGGTGCATTGCGAGTCGATGGGTTTGACCGCATGCGCCGGCGTGGATGCTTTGGTCGAGCTGCCGCATCCGGCGAGCGCGACGCAGAGTGCGAGGGTGATGGCGGTGAGGGCGGCGCAGATGGTGTTTCTCATTGTTCAGTCCTTTCCGTAGATGGCGAGGCTTCTTATGCCGTCGCTCATGCCGTTGGAACATGTGTTCGGATCATGGTCGATGATGTCGTTTCCGATGCCTTGGAAGCGGAGGGTAGCGGTGCCGTCCGGCCGGCGGATGAGTTCGAGCCGGCCGTCGATGACGACGTCCTGGTCGGTGCGGGCGATGCAGCGGCGGCCGATCAGGATGGCCGGGTCGGCCGACCGCCACTTGTGCAATGGGACGATGATGCTCATTCCCGGCCACCCATCCAGCCGATCAGGAAGGCGAGCGCCAGGAGGATTATCGCGGTGTGGCTCATGCCGTTCCTCCGATCTCCGGGCTGGCCAGCATCTCGGTGATCGCGTCCTTGGCTATCAGGCGCCATGGTTCGCGGCCGTCGTCGTCGAGGTTTTCCCACGTGAGGTGTTTGCGGTGGCCGTTGGCGTGGAATCGGTTGTAGATGGCGTGCGCGACGGCGTATTGCGTGTCGAGGCTGATGACGAGCTGGTCTTGCTGGTCTTCGGTCATTGGTAGGTCTCCGGTCTTGGCGGTGCGAGCAGTGCGGCGATCGCGTAGCTGGCGAGGCTGGTGGCGAGCGCCGCGATGGTCAGTGCGGTGTGGATGGCGAGCCACGTGATTGGTGTCCACTGGTGGAGCGCCTGTCCGATGATCGCCCTGATGACGGCGTGCGGGATGAGCAGCAGCGCGAGGAGGGTGAACAGCGTGGCCATGGCGTCTCCGAGCCGGTCGGCGAGGTGGCTGATGGTCTTTCTCACTTGTGGTCTCCCGTCTTGACGGCGAGTGTCTCGAGCATGGCCTTGTAGTCTTTGATGTCGCGTGCGATGCAGGATTTCACCCGGTGCGGGCCGCTGTCGCCCTGGTATGGATCCGGGGCGCCGAGCACGGTGACGAGTCGGCGGATGGTGGCCATGTCGTATTTGCGGTAGGTGAGCCACGCGTCAGGGTTGAGGTTGAGTCGGCGGAGGAAGTCAAGGTCGAAGTCCACGTTGGTCCCCGCGTGGACGAGGGAGAAGCGCTGAGAGAGCGAGTCAAGGAATTCCTCCACGGCGTTGGCCACGACGACCATGCTGTCATTGCGCACGGAGCCTCCCATGAGTTCGAACAGCAGGCCGTTGTCGGTGTGCATGGAGAAGGCAACGGGGCTCATGGACAGGAGGTCGAGTCTGTCCGGGCGGATGATGCGGGACAATGATCCGAACTTTTGTTCGCCCAGCATGTCGGTACATTCCATACCGATCTCCAATGGCAGGCTTTTGCGCCTGTCCACGCCTGTGGTCTCAAAGTCGATCCACAGCAGCGCCTCCGGTTTGCCGTTATTCTCGTGCATTTGTCATTCCTTCCGTTTGAATTGTCAATGTTTCGCGCATGGTCAATGGCGTGGCCGTGCCGTCCTGGTTGAGCCAGAGCCATCTCCCCTGCCAGTCGCGCACCGGGGTGGAGAGAGGATCTATGCCGAACGGGACTATCAGTCCAAGCCGTTCGGCCTCCTTCACATGCTGGTGGACCCACCCATGGCAGCCGGTCGTCCCCGAGCCGCACAACTCGATGATGTTGACGGGACTATGCCGCACATCCGGATTCGCCGCGCGACGCAGTTGACGGTGATGGCCGCTTCGTCCGGGCCATCGTGACGGATCGTGGATGTTCGCCCCGCAGCGCAGGCAATGCCAACCCTGCCGCTCCAAAGCGATGCGCTTCGAATCAGCAAACTCACTCACAACGCGCTCCTTCCTGCATCAGGCCGTTGACCAGCACCAGACATGAAGTGCAGTTCGTTCTTAGTCCGGAGGCCATCGCGGCGATGCCGTTATCGGCCTTGCCGCCGGCGAGCGCCTGGAGTTCGATGTTCGCCGCGGTTTCCGCGGTGTCGGTGATGAGTTGGGCGAGTCTGTTGATCTGTTCCTTGGTCATTCGTCTTCCTCCTCGTCTTCTTCCGTGATGGCGGCAACAAGCTGGTCGAGGTGTTCGGTCTCGTCGTCGGATGGCTCATAGCCGAGGTCTTGGAGGATCAGGTAATAGCCGGGGATGCGGCGGCTGACGTTGTCGTCGCCACTCCAGTCCCAGTCATTTGGGCTGATGAACCATTCGATTCTGGCGGTGAGGATCATGACCGCGTATGTCGGCCAGTCCGGTGAGTCGAGGTGCGTGTGGAGTTCCGCGAGCGCCTGTTCCGGTTTGATGCCGGCGATGGCGGCGAACTGTTCCCGGGCGCATGCGGCGTCGTTCCAAGTGTGTAGGTCTTTGGTGAAGCCGGTCGGGTCCGGGTCAATTGTCTGCAGGAGTCCGAGCCTTGCCGTGGTCTCGATGAGCTTGGCGCGCTTGATGGCATGGAGATGGCCGTGGAGCCATGCCATGCGCTTGTCAGCCGTCGTGGCGGCGTATTCCTCGAGCACGTGCTGTCGGGCGTCGCGTTCGGCCTGTTCGGCGGCTCGCTGGGCTTCCTTTTCGGCTTCGGCGGCCGCATCACGACGATCCCAGAGGTATATCGTCTGCGTCGCTTCATGGACGGAGACCGCGTCTGGATTCTGCTTGCGGAGCTCTTCGATGGTTTCTTCCGGAGTGCCCGCGGCGGGGAAGATGGCGCCGGAGTAATGCCATTCGGAATCCGAGAAGGTCTCTCCGGGATCCTCGATGACGTTGAGACCGGTGGTGCCGGTGGCGAGGAGCGCGGAGACATCGGCGAACCACTGGCTCCGGCGATCTTCCACTTCGATGTTGTGGAGGATGTAGTCGAAGTTCGAGGTCCCCGCGGCGTGCGCGAGGCGTTCCTGACGGTCCGGCTGGCCGTCGTATCGTGCGATGGCCATGAGTTGGCCGATGGTGAGCTGGTCGAAGTCGTCGCGTGTCTTCCTGACGTCCGCCTTGATGCTCGCCGCTTTCGCTCTGTCACGCACATAGTCGGCGCTTCGGCCGAGCCTGTGCGCGACGGCGGCGGTGGTGGCTCCGAGGTCGAGCATGCCCTGGATGGCGTCGGCCTCCTCCAACACGGTGAGCTGTTCGCGCTGGCAGTTCTCGGTGATCATCGCCTCGAGCTGCTGCAACGGGTCGAGTTGGAGCACGAAGCATGGGACGGCTCCGGTTCCGGCCTGTTTGCATGCGGCGAGTCTGCGGTGTCCGGCGATGACGCGGTAGCGGCTGCCGTTGGGTACGACGCTGAGTGGCGTGAGGAGTCCGTTCGTTTTGATGCTGGCCGCGAGGTCGGTCACGTCGCCGATGTTTTTGCGTGGATTGTCGGGGTGTGGGTCGATCAGGCTCGGGTTGATGAGCTTGATTTCGTTGCTTTGGTGGTAGTTGCTCATTGTTTCTCCTTGCTGGTTTCTTGGTTGTTGAGTTCGTCTGCGCACGCCTGGCATGCCTTCCACCATTCGCTTGGGTTGCCGTTGCGGAGGCTTCCGGTGTGGTCGTATTCGTCCTCATGCGGATCCATGAGCTGGTGGACGTGTTCGCAGTTCCAGGTGTGCTTGTGGCTTGGTGGCGGCGAGATTGGCTCGGGCGCCCAGATTTTCCACTGGTCGCGGAGCCATGTGTTGAGCCGTGGGATGTGGCCGTTGCGGATTTGACCGTCGTTGACGGCGTGCTTGTAGCGGCGGAGCGCGGTTTGGAGGCGGGTGAGTTCGACGGGGTTTCCGGCGATGGCCGCGTACAGGCTTCGTGCTTCGGTTTCGGTCTTGCGGCCTTTCGCGCCGACGGATCCGGGATAGGCTTCGGCGAAATGGTCGAAGCCGGATTCCGGCGTGGCGGGTTGCTTCGGTTTGCCGGCGGGAGGGGTCGGAGAGGGTATATCGGTATAGGTATCGGTTTTATGCCATGTTTTTGCTTGGCTGTCCTCTAGCAAGTTGCTAGACGTTTCGCTACCTGTCTCGCTACTGTTTTGCTCTCCGTTCGCTTGGCTGTTTGCTAGCAAGTTGCTAGACGGTTGCTTGGCCTTTTGGTTGGCGGCCTTACGCCGTCCGCCCTTGCTTCCGGCTTTGCGCCGGGCCTCGCGCTGTTCCTCGGTGAGCGTCTTGGGTTCCTTGCAGATGCCTTCGGCGTAGACGGGCCTCCAGCCGCCGCCGTGCTCCTCCATGAGCCCCATGTCGATGAGCTGCTGGAGTTGTTTCATGGTGCCGCCGGCGTCCTTGAGGTCGAGCTTGTCGAAGTATCCTGGATACGCGGCCGGGTCCTTGGCCTGCATCGAGATGCCCTTGGAGTGGATGACGCAGAGTTTGACCCACAGTCCCACGGTGGCGAGCGGCAGGCGGCGGATGCGCCTGTCGTCGGCCATCTGGTCGTCGACAATAAACCACATATCTCTCTTGCTCCTTCCGTGGTTCAGTCGATCTCACCGGTGTCCGGATCGACGGTCGCCTCCACGTCGCCGTCGTCCATGTCGAGGCTGCGGCGCAGGTCGTCGATGAGGATCATCTGCCGTGACGTGGCTGGCTTCGCGCACATGTTCTCCATGGCCAGTCCCGCGTCGAGGATGCGCTGCGCGAGGTCTGCGCAGTCGTACACGGCTTCGGTGATGGCGTGGATGCCTCCCCACTTGTCGATATGCTCCTTCTTGGTGCGGGTGTCCATGACGGTGCGGCATGCCTTGAGCACGACGGCCGCGGCCTTGGTGACCTGCTGGGTCTTGCCGATGAGGTCGATGAGCGTGTCAGGTGTCGCTTCCTGCGGGATGAGCGCCTGTTGTTCGCTGGCTTTCATTGCTTCCTCCTTTAGAATTCCGGTTCCTGATCCGGTTTGCCGAAGTCCCCAAATGACGATTGGTCGGACGCCGGCGCGCCCCACGGATCATCGGCCGGCGGCGCGGCGGGTTGCTGTGTCTGCGCCGACTGTTGCGGCCGTTGGCTCCAGCCACCGACGCCGGTGTTGACGGTCGGCTGCGGCGATGCGGGGTTGCCGTAGACGGGACCGCCCTGGCGGCTGATGCGGGCGACCTGCGCCGTCGCATACCGCAGCGATGGCCCGATTTCGTCGACCTGCAGCTCCACGACGGTCCGATTGGTGCCGTCCTGCGCCTGATACGAGTGCTGTCGGAGTCTGCCCTGAGCGATGACGCGCATGCCCTTGGCCAATGACCGCACGCAATGCTGGGCGAGGTCGTTCCATGCCGAACAGCGGAGGAAGAGCGCGTCTCCGTCCTCGTACTGGCCGGTCTGCCGGTTGTACTGGCGTGGCGTGTTGGCGATGGTAAAGCTGGCGACCTGCGCGCCCTGGCCAGTGGTCCTCAGTTCCGGATCCGCGGTGAGGTTGCCGACGATGGTGATGACGGTCTCCCCTATGGCCATGTCATTCCCCTCTCACGTATCCGGCCGGTTCCGGGCCGAGCTGGCTGGGATCCTTGGCCTTCCACGCGCATTTCGCGCGCAGGCATCCGGCCTCGCGGTCGATGACGATCTCGCCGAAGCGCGCCGGCGCGACCATGGTGAGGTTCCAGCCACGGTCGCGGTTGAGCGCGCTGATGGTCTCGTACAGTTCGCCGATCAGCTCTGCGGCCGTCATGCCGACGCTGGCGGGTGTGAGCGGCCATTCGAACCACTTCTCGCCTTCCGGCCTGCTTGGTGTTTTGCTTGGCAACGTTTGCCTCCTTTGGATTGATGTCGTGCCGGGACGCGGATTCGAACCGCGCATCCATCCGCCGACGTGACCTCAACACGCCGATCCATGGCGCCCGCATCCTGTCGCGGGTCCCGGCGAAGGCCGGACGGGAGGAGAAGAGAGAAGATGACCCGTCCGGCTGGTTTTAACGTCTTTTCCTTGACGCGCGGGCGGTTCCGGCATGGCCGCGCATGACGAACCACGTCCATGCCGCAATGTGTGCGGAACCGTCCAAGTCCTTCACTGCCGTTGCTCGTCCAGCCAGCGCGCGAAGCGGGGGTCGGAGCACAGGCGACGCATGATGACGGCCGTCGGGATGAGCACCGCGAACGGCGCGGCGATGAGATGTTCGATCGGGTGCGTGCACGCCGGCGTGCAATACAGCACCCACATGGCCAGCAACCACACCGCGAACAGCAGCTGGTGCAAGATGATGCGGGCAAGAGCCTTCATCGTTTTGCCTCCGCTTTAGAATCAGTGGAATGGACATCAATGCGATCACCGGCGTCGTTGGCGCCATCACGGGATTGGTTGGCGGTGTCTCCGGATGTGTCGCCTTGTTCCAGGCGCGCCATGGCAACAAGCTCTCGGAGCAGGCGAACGGCTCGGCTGAGGAAGCCAACCGGATCGCCGTCGAATCGAAGCGTGCCGCCGAGCAGGCCAACCGCCTTGCAGGAAAGGCGAACGAGATAGCTGCAGACGCGAACTCGATCAGCCAGCGGGCGTTGTCCGTCACCGCCGACCAGACGGTCCACAAGTGGCGGATCGAATACGATGGAGAAACCTCGACCGTCTTCCTTGTCAACGATTGCCCCGACATGGCACGAGACGTGTCCGTGTTCGTCCGTTTCAAAGACCAGACCGTTGCGCAACGGCACGTCGACGAGGTTGCGCCGTTCGGAGAGGTCGCGCTCGAAAGCGAGTTCTTCTCCAAGCAGATATTCGAAGACCAGGCCGGTATCGACCGTCTGAACGCCCAACCCGGCTTCACCTACTTCGGACGTGGATCCTGTCGTGTGACGGTCCACGTCGCTTACACTACGGAGCACGGCGCCAGTCGCAACGACGAAGTCGAGCAGCGCCTGACCAACAGCCAGAGGCATTGATTCCATCACAGCTCCTTGTTGATGGTGTCGATGACGATGTCCACGAGGTCGGTCACGTCGAGGTCGATACATCCGACGATGTGACCGAGTGAACGTCTTGCTTCGATTTCGTCCCATACGTCGCCATAGGCCGGACGGATGGTGTCGCCCTTGTCCTCGAATTCCCTGAATATCGCTTCGACGCAGGTTTTGCGGATGTCGTTCATTTGTTCTCCTTTTCTTCCCATGGGTCAGGCCACGGGGTATCGGTACGCCAGTCGTTGTCAGTCATCACGCGCCCACCTCTTCCTCGTATTCGGCCGTGCACTGGTACAGGTGTTGCGCGAAATAGGCGATCATCTGCTCCTTCGGATACATGACGATTCGTCCCACCTTCACGAACTTCGGGCCGATGCCAGCGCTACGCCAGTACGCCAGGGTGCCTTCCTTGATGCCGCAGTTGTCCGCGATGTCCTTCGTTGTGTTCATCGGCTTCAACGCCGCCGCCAATGCGGCGAACACCTCTTTGTCATCCATCACGCGTCCACTCCTTTCATGCGTCGGCGAGCGCTTCAGCGTCTTTGATGATGTCGGAGAGCTTGCGTCCAGTGACTTGACCGATACGGACAAGCTCGTCGAAGTTGAACGTCCCGCCATTGAGTTTGCGGTTGAGACTGTTGCGTGGAATGCCTGCCTTTATTCCGACCTCATCCTGCGTGAGCCCAGCGTGTTTTATGGTGCTCTTGAGGACATCACCAATTTGTCGAGATGTCACATTTTCAATTTGCTTCAAACTGAACCTCCAAAGTTTTATTTAAGACTTATTTGTGTCATATGAGACATGATAAAGAAATATTTGCCTTATGCAAAACTCGGCGTGTCTCATATGAGACAAAAAACGGGGAAAATGACGTAATCTAAACACATGGCAACAGGAAAGAAAATCCCGACTATCGAATCAAAGGCGCTGTCGATAGCGATCAAACGGGCAATGGCGACAAGAGAACTGAAAGTAAAGTCGCTCGCTGAGAAATCAGGCGTCCCCTACGGGACGTTACGGAGGATCCTCGAACTGAACACCGTTGCCGATTATGAGCAATTGCAACGCATTTCGACGGCGTTGCGAACACCTCTGGCGCAGATCATCGCCGATGCGGATGAACTCAGCAAAGACCCAGAAGTTGTAAGCGATTTTGAGACATCTCACGAAGATATCGACATCGATAAGTGGGCCGACCGCATCAAAATCGAAGATTCCATTAAAACCAGATAGGAAGGGAGAGCAATGGAATTTGAAGAGAGCCTTAACCAGGTCGCAGCAAAGGTACGCGACCTCAAAGAGGGTATCGAAACAGAGGAAGCCACGAAGAACGCGTTCATCATGCCGTTCATCGGTCAAGTACTCGGTTATGACGTGTTCAACCCAACCGAAGTCGTGCCGGAATTCACCGCCGACGTTGGGGTCAAAAAAGGCGAAAAGGTTGATTACGCGCTCGTGCATGACGGTCAAGTGCAGATTCTTATCGAATGCAAGAAGATCGGCGTACCGCTCAGCTTGGAGAACGCAAGCCAGCTGTACCGGTATTTCGCGGTGACGAACGCGCGCATCGGCGTTCTGACCAACGGCCAGGTATGGAATTTCTACATGGACATCGATGAGCCGAACCGCATGGACTCGAAGCCGTTCCTGGTGCTGGATCTATTGGATATCGACCCGACGATAATCCCGGCGTTGCAGAAGCTGACCAAGCCGGCGTTCGACCTTGATTCCATCGCCAGCAGTGCCGAAGAGCTCAAATACGTGGGTGCACTCAAGAGGGCCGCCGGCGACGAGTTCAAAGAGCCGTCGGACGAGTTCGTGAAGCTGCTCGCCTCGCACGTGTACGAAGGCGCGTTCTATGCGTCGGTCATGGAGAAGTTCAGGCCATTGGTGGCGAAGGCGCTGAAGCAGTATCTGTCAGATCAGGTCAACGATCGACTCAAGACGGCACTCGGCGCGGATGATATCAAGATCGACACAATCGAGCCAGACGCAAACGAGGAAACAAACGACGAAGACGAATCCAATGGCAACGACGATGGAATCGTCACCACCGAGGAGGAAATCGCCGGTTACCGAATCATCAAAGCCATCGCATGCAGTGATGTGGATCCGGAACGTGTAACGATGAGAGATGCAAAGAAATACTGCGCAATATTCCTCGACGATAACAACCGTAAGCCAATTGTTCGTCTTTATTTCAACACTAAGCAGAAATATCTCGGTGTTTTCGACGAAAACAAGAACTGCGAACGCATGCCTATCGATACGCTTAATGGTATCTATGCCTACTCTGAGCAGATTCGCGAAGAGGTGCGCCGCCTTCTATAACAGCATCATTTGAAAATAGTTCGAGTCCCGATGTACAGCTCAATGAATGTCGGGACTCTACCTTAAAAGCCGCCCGCGTCGGCGAATACCGCGAGCGCCGAGGTGAAAAACATGTGGGAAGAAGCGTCATGAAAGTGACCATTGATGATCTGTGGCTCAAGAATGACGATGATGGCAATCCGCCGAGTCGCGCGGCCAAACGCTCTTTGGCGAACTCACGCGATCCGATGAAGGCCAATGTGCCTGAGAAATGGCGTAAAAGCCGTTATGGAGTCGGGATGCGCTGGCGTTGTCATTGGACCATCGTCAAGGACGGTAGACGTGTGCAGAGGGTGAAGCAGTTCGCCAGGCTCGCCGAAGCGCAGGAATATGCCGCGGCCATGGAGGACGACATCCGGCGGGGACGCTACCGCGATCCTCGTCAGGAGCTTCGTGTCCTGGATGATGTGGCCGGCGAATGGCTCGCGTCGAAGGTTGATCTGAAACCCGGCACCGCAGGCCGGTATGCGAGGGAGCTGCGCCTGTACATCCTGCCCAAATGGGGTGGCATGACGTTGCGGGAGCTGCGCCCTGACATGCTGCAGGAGTGGGTCGGCCAGCTCATGGACGGTGGTTATCCGGCCGCGTTGCCGGACGGGCGTGATTCGAAGCCGCTGAGCGCGAGAAGCATCCGCAATATCATGAAAGTCGTCCTCAAGGGCATCTTTGACTACGCCGTCTCGAACGGGTGGATCGGTGAGAATCCTGTGGACAGGGTCACCGTGCCGAAGATCGTCTCCGACGATGACATGGTGTTCCTCTCGGTCCGCGAGGTCGAGTTGCTCGCGGATGAGGCGGAGAAGATCGGGAAGCCGGTGGACGGTCTGCTGGTCAGATGGCAGGCCTATACGGGATGCCGCATAGGCGAATCGCTTGCCCTTAAGGTCGGTGACGTGGACGTGGACAGGCGGCGCGCCAGGATAGGCCGCACATGGACTGACGACGGGCACGGCGGCAGCATGCTCGGCACCCCGAAGAACGGCAAGGCCCGCAACATCGCGATACCACGGTTCCTCATGCCGCAGATCAAGGCGCAGATGGATGGCATGGGTGATGACGACTGGCTGTTCCGTGCCACACGTGGCGGGAACGTCTGGACGAACACGTGGCGGACAAGGATATGGAACAAGGCCGTCAAAGCGGCCGGCATGGAGGACGCGGGCGTGACCATACACAGTCTGCGCCACACATACGCGAGCTTCGCGATCGCCCAGGGCGCGGACGTGAAGACCCTGCAGATGCAGCTCGGCCACTCCTCTCCCAGCATCACCTTGAACACCTACACGGCGCTCTGGCCGGAACGATTGGACGACGTGGCCGACGCGATCGGAGCCCTCCGCGAGCGCGAACTCGCGTGAATCGGGCATGGAGGTACCGCGGCGTTTGTATGCATTTGTATGCGGATTGTCTTCGACTGAAAAAATAAGCCCTTGAAAACCTAATGTTTCCAAGGGCTCCGGTCGGGCTGACAGGATTTGAACCTGCGACATTCTGCTCCCAAAGCAGACGCGCTACCAAACTGCGCTACAGCCCGTTCATGCACTCCCGCACGTGGCAGGTGAACACGAGTTTCCATTGTAGCGTATGGTAGGACAACGACAGGCTAGAATGGCAAATACTGGAGGGAACGCGCATGGGACGTCATCAGCAAGCCGAGGCTTCAGGCATCATTTCCTTCATGGCATGCGCCACTCTTGCATGGATCGCCATGGACCTATATCTGCAATTCGCTCCCGCCATCTGGCGTGTCACCCAACGCCTGTTCACCGTGTGTGCCGGAATCACCGCGGGATGCGGAGTCATCTCGTTCACCTTGGGGTATGCGCGCAACTCCAGGTCGATGACGTTGAAACATGGCTGGACCATTCCTATTCGCCGTATCTTCGAGATACTCGCTTTGTCCGTGGTCTACGCGTCGACCATTTTCGTCACGGCGTTCATGCTGCTTTCCATTGCCAGCAACATGATGGGGTTGCGCACGTTAAAAGGCTATCTGACTGCACTCTGCGCCGCGATCTCGGGGGTCGTAGGCTATGTCACGTTCGTACAGGCGGAACTCATGAATGCCAAGACCATCGCATCCTTGTTGCCGTTCTTCGTGGTTTCCGGTGTCAGCATCGCAGGATTGACGTCCGATGATCCATACTGGTACAACAACAATTTCTCCCAATTGGGCGATCGAACCACTTTTGCTGCTCGTATGTTCAATTCGACATTGATGTTGGCCGGCGTCTGCATCGTCATCATCAGCTATTTCGCGATTTCGGAGCTCATCACCACGCACCGTCTGCAGATGCAGTATCTGTCTGCAAGCGATGAAAAAGAAGCTCCCAAACACTTCAAGGCGCGGATTCTTCTGCTATCGACCATGCTGACGCTCGCAGGCATCGCCTTCATCGGCATCGGCATGTTCCGTTACACGCCGCATCCGATTCTGCACAACGTATTCGCCCGCGGTCTTCCCTGCCTGATGAGCGTGCTGATGATCGCGCTGCCTTGGCTGGCCCCGCAGCTTTCAAAAGTAGTATATGTGATTTCAGACCTAGCTATCGTGATCGGGGCTCTTGCCGGGTTCCAGTGGTTGGCGGGGCGTAACACGTTGACGAACGTCGAGGCTCTTGCCGGCATGATGTTTCTGGGCTGGTTCATCATCTTTTCACGGCAGATTGCGGCCATCGAATCCGATCGTGTGCAGACGCAGCTTATTCTGGCGCAAACCAAGCGGCCAGAATCCGTCGAGAATCTTGCGGAGGTCAGCGAAACCGTTCCTGGAACCGTTTCCCGACTCTCGTCGGAAGTCTAATTCTCGTAACGGTTCACGAGCACAGTCCACAAACAATACGGCGAGGTGTCACCCGTACGGATGGCACCTCGCCTGTTCTCATGGCTATCAGAAATCGTAGTTCTTTGTGGTGGGCTTTCTATCGCTCATCAGCAACAGGAAGCTTCTCGACTGCGCCGTGATCGCGAAGCCGGCCTCATAGTTGAGTTCCGGACCCTTCGGATTATGCGTGTCGACGACCAGACGCCATTTCTTGCCATACCGCTCGTCCGGCAAGGTGAACATAATCGGCTCGTAATGCGCGTTGAAAATCAGGATGAAGTTATTGTCCACCATCTGGTTGCCATACCAGTCGGCTTCCGGAATATCGGAACCGTTCAGATAGATCATCACCGAGAACGCGTGGGTGTTGGACCAATCTTCCATGTCCATGATGGAACCGGTGTGGTCCATCCATTCGACCTGCGGAATCTTATCGTCCGGGTCTCCTGGCTCGCGGCCGGTGAAGAAACGACGACGGTGAAGCACCGGGTGCTCGAGTCGCAGATGAATCAGCTTCGAAACGAACTCAAGCAGATCCTTCTGACTATCGTCAAGATCCCAATTGGTCCATGAAATGGCGTTGTCCTGGCAATAGGCATTGTTGTTGCCCTGTTGCGTGCGTGCCACCTCATCGCCGCCGCAGATCATCGGAATGCCCTGACTGCACAGCAGCGTCGCGAACATGTTGCGCATCTGCTGTTGCCGCAGGTCGTTGACGTCCTTGATGGTGGTCGGGCCTTCGACACCGCAGTTCCAGGAACGGTTGTTGCTTTCGCCATCCCTATTGCCTTCGCCGTTGGCGTCGTTATGCTTCTCGTTGTAGCTCACCAAATCGTTCATGGTGAAGCCATCATGTGCGGTGATGAAGTTCACGGAAGCCACCGGACGGCGGCCGTTCATCTGATACAGGTCGGAGCTGCCCATCAGACGGCTGGCGAATTCCGGTAGCGTCGATGGTTGCGAACGCCAGAAGTCACGCACGCAATCACGGTAGCGGCCGTTCCATTCGGACCAGCTGGACGGGAAGCCGCCCACCTGATAGCCGCCGGAACCCAAATCCCAAGGTTCGGCGATGAGCTTGACACGGGAGATGACCGGATCCTGTTCGACGATGTCGAAGAAGGCGGACAGCTTGTCGACTTCCTGGAACTGGCGGGCCAGCGTGGCCGCAAGATCGAATCGGAAACCATCGACATGCATTTCGGTGACCCAGTAGCGCAGGCTGTCCGTGATGAGCTGCAGCGCGTGCGGCGAGCGCATCAGCAGGGAGTTGCCGGTGCCGGTCGTGTCGAAGTAGTGGCGTCGGTCGTTGTCGACCAGACGGTAGTAGGCACCGTTGTCGATGCCTTTGAAGCTTAGGGTCGGGCCGAGGTTGTTG